GGTTCCTTAATGTCTCTGATCTGATATCGAACTTGCGTCGGTCTTCTTGCGAGAATTCTATCCAGTGTCGTTGCCGCATATTTTGCAGGCAGGTGATGATTTGCTTTGATGTAACTGGGTGCCCCATCTTTCGCATCTCTTCAGCAATCGTGCTGCGGCTCATTGGGCCTTTCGTTTCTAACAGGTCAAACACCTTTCGTGAAAAGCCTCTGTTTTTTGGTCTCATAGCCATTTTATTTTCCTAGTTTCTTTATGAATGAACGAACATTGCTTGGCAACTCTGCCCACACCGCAATCTTCATATCTGAATCTGTTGATAGTTCATCAACTAACTCTTGCACGCCGCCAGTGTCAACCTCTGTCACTTTTGCTAATAACTGAGTAACGTATGCGTCACGCTTGGTTTCATCTACAACAATGCCTTCTTGCTCAATCACAGTGCGAACAACTGACTGGCCTTTGCGTTGGGGTGGTGCTGCTGCTGCGCCGTTGCCATCATCATCAACGTCTGCTGCTATTCCGCAAGCCATCGCCAAAGAGTACCGTTTTGCGTACGTTAGGGCCGAGCCTAGGCCCTGTGCGTTTGCCTTATCAACAGGAACCATAACCACGCCTGTGGATAACTTTTCGTCTGCTTTGCAGAAAATAGTCTCAATGCCTACCCCATGATCTAGCGGGTGAGATACCTGCATGAAGAATATGCCGTTGGCGTTTAGTGCTGGCTTGATCGCGTCAATAACCGACTTGAGGCTGGCAAACTTCGACTTGAAATGTGGGTTGGTTTGGTCAAAAGCCGCGTGAGTCATTTCTGACTGCGCTTTAACTAATGACTCTATAAGGTTGGTTTCTTTCATGATTTTTCCTTTTGGTTAAATTAGTCCCGTCTGTTCGGTCACGCGGACGGGCACACGCTAATGGGGAGAGGAGGTTCCCTGACCTATTTTTCCCTCTGCACTGCATCCATTAATTTTTGCAATGCTTCAAACCGCTCAACAGTGTTGACTGGCGGTAGATCGTTTTCTAGGTAACGCTTGGCTAGCTTCTGCGGTGTTTCGTATACCGTCAGACTGTCTAGCAACTGCAAGCAATCATCGAAGCCTAATTCTTCTTTGAACATTTCCGATTTGACCTTACCCATTACAGCACCTCCACAATGCAGCCAATCTCTTGACTTTGGTGGTAGATAAAATACTGGCGAGAAGGGTTGCTTTCTAAAACATTACCTTCAACTAAAATGCCAAAGATATTTTCTTTGCCGTCATGCTGTTGCTGTTTAATTTCCCAGTGAAAGTTTTCACCCCACCACTCAATTAGCTCTAGCATTTCTGTGCGACTGTCAGCAATGATTCCATTTTGAAATGAGTGGAGATCTTCGCCATCGTCTATGCCGTAAAACTTGACCTTAAATGTGCGGTCATTGTCAGCAACGCCGCCTAAATCACAGACTCTGCAAGCAATGATGTGGTGGCCTTCATCTTCTACCTGAAGCATAGGCTCACTGCATTGGCTGCAAGCGCCTAAGTCTCTGGCGTACCATTCGGGGTGATTTAATTCTCTTTCGGGTAAGTTCATTTTTGTTCCTCTTTATTAAGTGAGGGGGTTATTGAAACATTATTTGCCATGAAAATAAACCTTTTTTTCACGTTTGTTTTGGGTTAGTATTCGCGCTCAATAGGGAAATCAAACTTTCTGGATTTCCTTGCACTAAGGAAAGAATCATGGAACCTAGTCTGTACAATAAAATTGTTGAATCAGCCACCGGCGGTAACCAGTCGGAATTGGCGCGACAAGTTGGTATATCACCGCAGCTATTAACGCTATGGCGAAAAAGCCGAATCCCCGCCCACTACGTTGTTAAGGTTTGCAAATTAACAAATGGCGAAGTTGAGCCTTTTGATGTGCGCCCTGATGTATTCTTGGCGGACTGGAACGTATAAAGTGGATATCCATAGGCTGAATCGACACTCAGTTGTGGTAAAAAGTTTTCGCTCTGTTTAGAAAAACAGCAAAGGCCAGAAATGGTGCGGTTGGTTGAACCGTTGAGCATAACGACCAATAGACAATTTGACAGAATCTCCGCGCATTAGTGGGGCGCGAAATTGAACACTCGTTAACGGTGGCAGAAAATCCTCTCCCTCTTTTTTAAATAAATTGGGTGAGGTGGGCAAAGTTTGGGCCAGCTTGGAAATGGTGGAGTGGAAATAGAGACTGTCAATAAAGACTGAATGTACTGGTGGGCCACCAAACCCACTAAATGTCACGGCATGGGAAAAATAAATGAATGATCGGATGGACCGAATCTTAGAAAGACTGAGTGAAAGAATTAATGAATGGGAGGGGGCGAGCGTTGAGGCAATCGAGAATGAGACAAAACTTAAAAGCTGGGAGGCTGTTACAAAGAAGGCGCACATGGACTCTGGCGAAAGCGCAGCAAGAGCAGAAGTCGAAACAAGAGCGGGGGGTCAGTGGGCTGAGTATTACCGGGCCGTCCAACTCTCAAGTCTTAACGTAGAGAAGCTAAAGAAGCAGATTATGCTGGGGCAACTTGCCTTTGATGCTGAGAGAACAAAGCAAGCTAATCTGCGGAGGGTGGTGTAATGGCTGAGACATTGAGAGCCAAAGCGCTAAAGACTTTGCAAAAGCTCAAGCGGGTAAGCACTGCCGACGATGGCGGCTATTGCCACTGTGTCAGTTGCGGCAAGCCAGTACACTGGAAGCAGTGTGACGGGGGCCACTTTATACCGAAGGGCAGCAGTAGTTACTGGGCATTAGACGTTGCTAATGTATGGCCTCAGTGCAAGGGGTGTAATGGGTTTGGTATGAAACACGGGTCTGCGGCGCAGCAATACACGGCTTGGATGATTGACTATTTCGGGCGTGATTTCGTTGAGGAAATGTTTGAGAAGAAAAACCACCCGGTAAAATTCTACGCTGCCGACTACCGCGAAATGATTGAAGAGTGGACAGAGCAGATTAAAGCGCACGAGCGCCGGATAGGGGCAAGGTAATGAGATCACCAAGGGCGATAGCGCAGGACATGGTGAAAGCCGCTGACGCAGCTATAAGAGACGTCTGGGAGCGTGAACCCAAAGAGGCTAGAGAAGAGCGCGTTAAAGCGTTAGTATTCGCCCACTTTTGTAATGCTTACGCGAGGCGAGGCAAGTATGAGTCAGTCAAAGACCCCAGTTGACCCTGAAGAATTTGCCAAAGAGTTCGAGGCTTTGGGGCCAGCGGAGATGGCTAGGAAGTACCAAGTTGATATTCGCAACGTTCACATGAAGCGTAAGCGGGTAGAGAATCTTCTGGGAACTATACTGCACGTCCCAGCGCATTTAGATTACAGCAATAGGCCCAGAGAGTCGTTTAGGCGTAACTTAGAGGTGACTGACGGCGTAATTATGGTCGGCTCAGATTGCCACTATGAACCCAACACCGTCACAACTGCTCATCTTGCCTTCGTTCAAATAGCCAAAAAGCTAAAGCCGAAGGTTATTGTTTTAGACGGCGACCTAATAGACGGCTCCTCTATTGGGCGGCACCCAATGAATGACTGGGAAGACCGGCCCAGTGTTGAGCAAGAGTTATCCACGGCACAAAAAAGACTTAACGAGATTCAGAAGGCTAGCCCAAAAAGTGACAGGTACTGGCTTATCGGGAACCATGATCAGCGCTTCAACTCATATCTCGCAAACAATGCAAACCAATTTGGCGGGGTGGTGGGGTTCGACTTAAAAGACCATTTCAAAGAATGGGTGTTTGGAATGTCGTTGTGGATAGCTGGGGCGGAGCGGCCTATTGTGATTAAGCATAGAATCGCAGGTGGTGTTCACGCGGCATATAATAACACGATGAAAGCAGGTACTCACATCGTCACAGGCCACACACACGCGCAGCAAGTCTACAGTTGGTCTGATTACACGGGTCACCGATACGGCGTGCAATGCGGGACAATGGCGAACCCTCACCAGCCTACCTTCGACTACGCAGAAGACGGTCCAAAGAACTGGGTCAGCGGCTTTGTAGTTTTGACGATAAAAAATGGTTTTCTTTTGTCACCTGAGTTTGTAAAAGTACACCATGCGGGTGAGTATGAATGGCGTGGTCAGATATGGCAGGTTCAAGAATGATGAAGGAAATCAAACCAGTTGATTACATTCTCGCCAACCGACTAGGGTATCTAGCTGGTAACGTGGTTACATTACTCACTGAGTGGCAAATAACGCGAGACGTTAAAGTGCTGGAACAGGCGCAGCAGGAGATCAACAACTTGCTAGAGCGTGAGAGGTTCATGGAGGATAGAGAAATTGCCTACCGTAATAATTGAAGACATGGAGCCGAACACCCAAGTGACTGTGATCATCAGTGAATTTGTTGAGTTTGATGATGACCCAAACCCTCCAGCCGAAAGGCCAGAGGATGAGGAGCAGCAGAACGTCTGGCTAGTTAGCAGTCAGGGGAAAGCTTGAGGTAATCACCGTGAACGCCAGAGCAAACGCGTTCTGCGTACCTAACTGCTTCGGCTTGTTCTTCTTCAAAGTCACCCTGACCAGCGAGGCCAAGGGCAACAAGTACAAATAAAGCGAGGGGGTAGCGTAGTTTCATATCACGTCTCCTAATTGTTCAAACCTTTGGTTAGCGTATACCTCTGCTTCTTGATCGGTCATACCCATAGCCAGAGCCTCTTCAAACAGATTCTCTAGCAGAGCTTCGTTGTGATGGTTTGACATTGATTTCTTCAAGCCGCTTACGCGGCCTCTGTTGATGCGTATTCATAGACAAATTTAGAAAGTGAAGTTCTGCAAACCCTGTCAAAGTCATCACTGTCATAGCTTCTGCGCTTATAAGCGTTGACAATCCAGACACTATCTTCTTTTTCTATCTCGTAGCGGTATTCGGTATCGCCATGTGATGCGTGGCTACCAGTAAGTTCTGCGCGCTTGTTTGCCCACAAAAAGCAGGTTAGTAGGTCGCGGTCACTGATACGCATTAGGTCTAAAGTGTTGCGGAAGTATTGAGCAGCGCCTTGCAGGTATCCATCGTGGTGGATGTACAGGGTTGCTGTGCTGAAGCCGCTTTTGATTTGGTAGGTTGCTCTAGTAGACATTTGTTCGTTCCTTTTCGTTGTTGATGGTAGTTATTATAAAGAAAACCTTTAAGATGTAAAGGGGTAAAGTGCAAAATATCAATAAAAGTTGCAAATACTTGCAGTTTTTGGGGTAAAATAGGGGCTATCACAGGCAAATTGAAATAACAAGGACAGTAAATGGTCTATTTAGAGCGTTTTGCTTATCTTGACACTGGCACACTTGGCAGGGTATGGGTTGGCGATTGGTCATGCTACACAATCGAGCGGCCTTGGAAAAACAACGCGCCCAACGTTAGTTGCATCCCAGAGGGTGAGTATAGGTGCGAGCCGTTCAGCGGCACTAAGTACAAAGACGTTGTACAAGTACTCGATGTGCCAGACCGCACGTTTATTTTGTTTCATGTTGCTAATTTTCCCCATGACGTGCAGGGCTGTATCGGCCTTGGCAGTAGGTTCAACAGTGACGCGCTAGAGCCAGCGGTGTATGACAGCAGAGTGACTACAGCGGAATTCTTTGTTCAAGCCGGTAAATCATTCGACCTTAAAATACAGGGCGTGAGGGCAGAGATTTGAGTTTTGGTATTGTCAAAGAACTCGTCGGGCCTGTTACTGGCTTACTGTCTGAGTTCATTGAAGACAAAGACCAGAAGGCTAGGCTGGCGCATGAAATTGCAACATTAGCGCAGAAAGAAGCGCACAAAAATGCAGCTTTGCAGCTAGAAGTGAACAAGACCGAAGCCGCACACAAAAGCCTGTTTGTGGCTGGATGGCGACCCTTCATTGGTTGGACTTGTGGGCTAGGTATGTTTGGCAACTTCATCACAATACCTTTTGCTAACTTTGTTTTGGCTCTTTTGAGTTACGAAATAGTAATTCCCCTCGTTCCATTAGAGACTATGATGCCGGTTTTGATGGGTATGCTAGGGCTTGGCGCAATGAGATCATTTGAAAAGACGCGGAAAGTATGAATTTAGAAGTCACTTATGTAGCAACTACAGATCTAATCCCCTATGCAAACAACCCACGCACCCATAGCGATCAACAGGTGGCGCAGGTGGCAGCAAGTATTCAAGAGTTCGGTTTCAACAACCCGATTCTAATAGATGAGCACAATAGCATTATCGCTGGTCACGGCAGGTTAGCCGCAGCGCAGAAGTTAAATATGAACACGGTGCCCACTATATTGCTTGAAGGGTTAAGCGAAGCACAGCGCAAAGCCTACGTTATAGCTGATAACAAACTCACTGAAAATGGGGGGTGGGATTACGACCTTTTAGCGGTAGAGATTGAGCGGCTAAAAGAGTTGGACGTTGACATCGACTTGGTCGGCTTTGACCCAACAGAACTTAACACCATTCTAGAGCCTGAAGTTGTCGAAGGGCTAACCGACGAAGATGATGTGCCAGAAGTGCCTGATAACCCCATAACCAAGAGAGGGGATGTTTGGGTACTGGGCAATCACCGGCTGATGTGTGGCGACTCTACCAGCATTGATGACGTTGAGAGGTTAATGAATGGCGGAACGCCAGACTTGATACATACAGACCCTCCCTACGGTATGAATGCTGTTAGCAAGAGCGCCGTCTTAAGCAAGAATTACAAGACTGATATAATGGGGGATGATAATGCAGATACAGCAAAAGATTCGTTTCAGTTAATATATTCTTTGTACCCAGAAGCTAAACAGGTTTGGTGGGGCGCAAACTATTATGCGTCAGTGTTGCCAGACTCAGAGTGCTGGCTGGTCTGGGACAAAAACAACGGACAAAGCGATCAAACCGACTGCGAGCTAGCTTGGGCTAACTTCCGCAGCGTTGTGCGCCAATTCACTCAATCTAGTGAAAAAACTAACCGAGTACACCCCACGCAAAAGCCTGTCTCTTTGACTGAATGGATTATTAAACGCTTTAAACTATCCGCATCAACAATAGCGGACTTTTTTGGCGGCTCCGGCTCAACAATGATCGCGGCAGAAAAGCATGGGCTGTCTAGTTATTTAATGGAATTTGACCCGAAGTTTTGTGATGTCATAGTAGACCGCTGGCAATCCTTCACAGGAAAAACAGCGGAGCTGGAACGCCCTCTGGAGGTTGTGAATGGCTAGACCATTGGCAGAGATAGACTGGGAGCAAGTAGACAAAATGTGTGCTATTCACTGCACTGGTGAGGAGCAAGCTGCTGTTCTTGGTGTAGATTACGACACACTCAACAATGCCTGTAAACGTGAGCAGGGGGTGGGTTTTTCGGATTATTTCAAACAAAAGGCCAGCAACGGCAAAATGAGCCTACGCCGCAAGCAATACACTGCTGCAATGGACGGCAATACAACCATGCTTGTATGGCTAGGAAAGAACTGGTTAGGCCAGACCGATCACATAGAGCCAGAGGCGCAAGACCTGCCACCTATCGTCATTGAGCGAGCAAGTGAGGCTAACTAAGCCACAAGATGACATCTTCTTCAGTGATTCACGCTTCAGGGCGGTGGTTGCTGGTAGACGGTTCGGTAAGACGTTCCTGTCAACTCATGAACTGTTAAGGGCTGCGCTAGGCGGCAAGAATCGGAATTGCTGGTATGTAGCGCCGACTTACAAAGCGGCAAAAGAGATAGCCTGGGATATGCTTAATGACGCACTCCCCGCTGGGTACATAACTAAGAAGAATGAAAGCGCACTTAGCCTACTGTTACGCAATGGCTCAACCATATCTCTCAAAGGGGCAGAGAAGCCTGATAATTTGAGAGGGAGGGCGTTGGACTTTGTCGTGCTAGATGAGTTTGCTGATATGCGACCAGAGGCATGGTTTGAAGTTCTAAGACCTTCACTGTCTGACCGCAAAGGGTCGGCGGTGTTTATTGGAACCCCGAAAGGCCGCAACCACTTTTATGACGTGTGGACTAGGGGCGTTGATGGTGAGGAGGGCTGGCAGTCTTTCCAGTACACCACCATCGAGGGCGGCAATGTTGATGCAGAAGAAATCGAGGCTGCAAAAGCTGATCTTGATGAGCGAACATTTCAGCAAGAGTACGAAGCCAAATTTGTCAACTACAGCGGCATCATCTACTATGCGTTCAATCGTGAGGAGAGCGTGCGTAGAGGCGTTTTGAGTGATGACCTGCATATTGGTATGGACTTCAACTTAGACCCCATGAGCGCCGTTGTATGCGTCAGAGAAGGGCAGGTATTAAGCGCAGTTGATGAGATAGTTATGTACGGCTCAAATACTGATGAGATGGCAGACGAAATCAAACAGCGGTACCCAAATCGGCGCATCACTGTATACCCAGACCCAGCTAGTAAGCAGCGCAAGACAAGTGCGGGAGGGCGCACAGACCTTTCTATACTACAGAACGCAGGGTTCACGATTAAGGTGCGGAACTCACACCCAGCCATTCGTGACAGAATTAACGCAGTAAACAGCCGCCTATGCTCTACAACTGGAGTGAGGGCGTTATACGTTGACCCTCAGTGCAAGCAGACTATCGCTTCACTGGAGCGGCAAACCTACAAGATCGGAACAAGCCAGCCGAATAAAGATGACGGCTTTGATCACATGAACGACGCTCTGGGCTACTTGGTGGAATACCTGTACCCAATCAGAAAACAGAACCAAATTACCCAACCACAGAGGTGGAGTTGATGAGCACCAATATTGAATACCAACACGTCGATTATGATAACAACGAGAACCGCTGGGAGTTTTACCTCCGCTCATATATAGGCGGGCAAGAGTATCAAGACGGCAGTTACCTGACCGGCTACTTAAACGAGTCAGAAAACGAATACGCCAGACGCATAGCCCTGACCCCGCTAGATAACCACTGCAAGAATGTGGTTCACATCTACAGTTCATTTCTGTGGCGCACTCCACCTGTTCGAGTTTACAACTCACTTGCTGGTAATCCGGCGCTTGAGCAGTTCATTGATGACGCAGACCTAGACGGTATGAGCCTCAATAGCTTTATGAAGCAAGCACAGGTGTGGGCGAGCGTGTATGGCAATGTGTGGATAGTTGTAGACAAGCCAGAGTCTAATGCCACCACAAGAGCAGAAGAACTAGACCAAGAAATCAGGCCATATGTTTCACTGTTCACCCCAGAGAATGTATTTGACTGGAAGTGGGAGCGCACACGATCAGGCCGCTTTGAATTGACTTACCTAAAGCTGCGCGAGTCAGTAGACCGTGAAGACGCTACAACCAAAGTAAGCTATTTCCGGTTGTGGTACAAAGACCGCGTCGAGTTCTGGAAGTCTGACGGCGACAAAGAAAGCAAGCTAGATGAGATGGTCAACCCACTAGGTAAGATACCGGCGGTATACCTACCGGCTGCGCGTGGCGTTAGTCGAGGCATTGGCATATCAGACCTTGCAGACATCAGCTATATGCAAAAGGCCATTTACTCAGAACTGTCTGAGATAGAGCAGTTGATTCGCATAAGTAACCACCCCTCCCTAGTTAAGACCTATGACACTGACGCAAGTGCGGGGGCAGGTTCAGTAATCAACGTGTCGGACGATATGGACGGCAAGGTGCAACCCTACTTGCTACAGCCATCAGGTCAAAACATAGACTCAATACGCGAAAGCATCAAAGACAAGGTTCAGGCCATCAACCGAATGGCTCACATGGGCGCAGTCCGTGGCACTGAGGCAATCACTATGTCTGGCGTGGCTATGCAGACTGAATTCCAGATGCTAAACGCCAAGCTGTCAGAGAAAGCCGACCTGCTTGAGTTAGCAGAGGAGCAGATGTGGACGCTATTTTGTAACTGGCAGGACGTTACCCCAGATGTTGAGGTTTTCTACCCTGACTCATTCGACCTTCGTGATTACGACAAAGAACTAATGTTCTTGCAGCAAATGAAGGCTTCTGGTGTTCGCTCAGTTACGTTATCTCAAGAGGTAGACAAGCAGATTGCCGACCTAGTGTTAGACGATGAGAAGCTGGCTCAGTCACATTTAGAGATAGAGCAAGGCACAACTACACTTGGTCAATTCGCCGTAGAGGGTGAGGGCTAGAAATGGCAGCCGTGGATGACTACTCAGAGTTTCTTGAGCAGTTAGCAGACCAGCATCAGCGTAGGTTGTCTGATGCTCT